CACGATCCGTGTGCGAACTGGTTATGTGCCAAGGCCGCAAGCAATTGCATTTCACGCTAGGTCAGAGAGATACGCTTGCCTTGTGGCTCATCGAAGGTTCGGAAAGACCGTTGCTGCTATCAATGATCTTATCAGAGCGTGTTACACGACACCACTTGATAACGTGCGTGTCGCATATATTGCGCCATATCTCAGCCAATCTAAAGCCATAGCATGGGATTACCTGCTAGAATACACCGCAGCTATCCCTGACATCAAAGTGAACATCGCTGAATTGCGCATCGACTTCCCGAATGGCGCGCGCATTCGTTTGTTTGGCGCGGACAATTACAACGCTATGCGTGGACTGTACTTCGATGCAGTAGTGCTAGACGAACCCGCAGACTTTCCCGCATCAGCGTGGCCGACAGTCATCCGTCCAGCGCTGGCAGATCGTAAGGGCAAGGCAACATTCATAGGTACACCAAAGGGCAAAAATGAGTTCTGGGAAATCTACAACGACGCCAAAGACGATCCCAACTGGTACACCGCGATGTTCAAAGCGTCAGAAACAGGAATACTGGATCAGGGCGAACTTGACGAAGCAAGACGCGCAATGGGCGATGACCGCTACGAGCAAGAGTTTGAGTGTTCTTTCGAAGCGGCGATCCAAGGGGCTTATTACGCAGTCGAAATGAAAGACGCCATGAACGACAGCCGCATCACCCGTGTGCCATACGATCCAGCGCTGGGCGTTGTGACTGCATGGGACTTGGGTATTGGTGACAGCACGGCAATCTGGTTTGCACAGTTCTATGGTCAAGAGATACGCATTATCGACTATCACGAAAACAGCGGGGTTGGATTAGACGCATATGCTAAAGCGCTCAGTGAAAAGCCTTATCACTACGAACAGCACATTCTGCCGCATGACGTCCGTGTCAAAGAACTGGGAACGGGGAAAAGCAGGCTTGAAACGCTTGAGGCGCTGGGCATACGGGATGTCGAGATTGCGCCGAAGCTAAGTGTAGACGACGGTATTCAAGCGGCACGATCCATGCTTGCACGGTGCTGGTTTGATGGCGGCAACTGTGAGCGCGGCATCGAAGCATTGCGCCAGTATCGCAGGGACTTTGATGAAAAGCTAAAGACATGGCGCGGGCGTCCGCTTCACGATTGGACATCACACGGCGCTGATGCGTTTCGGTACCTAGCGGTTGGATACAGGCCAGCAGATAACTGGGGCAGTGGGCCGATAAGAAGGAATTTGCGCGGCATCGCCTAGTGTGCTATGTTTGCCTCAACTAATGGGGTTATCATGGCCAAGAAAACCACAAAGAAAAAAGGTGCGGATGGCAAAGCCTGCTGGAAAGGTTATCGCTATGCTGGCACCAAGGGCGGTAAAGACCGCTGTGTTCCTATGAAAAAGAGAAGGAAAAAATGATGCAGTGTCCTGTTACAGGTGAAGCATGTGAGAACCCGTTTTTGTGCAAGGGTGGATGTGTTCGTCAAAAGATACAGAAAACAAAAAGCACAATCATGGGTGACAAGCCGACTGCAAAGCAGACACGGCAGAACTTAAAAGGTCGCAAGATGAAAGATGGTAGCATTCTTAGCAAGATAGGATGGAATTAACATGGCTTGTGGTTATAAGAAAAAAGGCCGTAAGGGCGGTAAGAAGAAATGAGCTTATTCAAGAAGAAGGATAAGGGCGAGGATAAGAAATCAATTCGTCCAAAGCTGCGCCCAGCAAATTTCAACCCATCTGACAGCGGGTCTGATCCGCAAGAGCAGTCAGGAACATCTGGCAAGGGTGGTGGCGAGGCTACGCCGACATATGATACAAGCGCGCCAGATTGGAGTAAGCAAGTTGCATCGTTCAATAAAAAAGGCGGCAAGAACAACGATGGTCGCTTTGGCTATGGTTACGTTGACACGCAAACAGGCATCGAGGTTCCTTGGTACATCGACATGATCAACGGCGGCGGTGCGAACGCGGCTGGCGATACGTTTGTTTCACCTTTTGAGAATGCCCCAATGGGGGGCGGTTTGTTCGGTATAGGCTCACAGGCAATCAGTGGTGGACTGAACGCGATGAACGTCGCGCCATACGGGTCTAATCGTCCACGGTACTTTATGCCAATGGAAGCAGCGCGTGTTGATGCATCTGGTGCGCCCGTTCAGGTTGATTTAGGTGCTGCGCCATCAGGCAACGGGAGTGGTGGAAGCACGACGCCCGTCACGACGCCCGTACAGCCCGCGCCACCACCCAGCTATCGTTATATGTCTAACGAATTAGGTCGGGGTATTAAGGTTCCATTTACGCCTGATCCCTATGGCGTCGGAGCAAGTGGCGAAATGACGATGCCGAACTACACACCAAACGTCGGCGTCCCGCGCATTGAAATGAACACAATGAGCGATCTTAGTTCAGGAACAGCGCCGAAATCACCCCGCACTATTGGTAATTTCCCAGAGGGATCAGATAAAACGGTTTCTGGGTCTAGTTTGGTGCCACCAGCAATTTTTAGCGCGGGCGCGCCAAGCGTGGGCGACACATACACACCGCCGCCATCAAACGCTGGCTTGGGATTGGGCAAGGGAATGTTTATCACAGATTATGTGGCGTCAAAGGGCTTACCAGTAACGCAAGAAAACATCATGGCGTTAATGGATGAGTACATGGCGCTGGGCTATGGTGGTGCAAATTAATGCCACGCAAGAAAGTCCCAGCCTCTAAGAAGTACGCTAACGGCACAACCTATAAAGACAGCAAGGGTCGTACGCATAAACGCACCTCTGCTAAGGGTACAAAACGGGGCGATGCGTACTGCGCACGTTCCAGCGGTCAAAAGCAGACTGAAAAGGTCAAGGTGCGTCGCAAGGCATGGGGATGTCGCGGCAAGAAATCCGTGAGGGGCTAATGGATCAGCTTATGAACGCAATGCGCGACAAGTATGCGCGAGAGGCAGAAGACGAATACAACGCATACCGTCTGCGCGAGGATGGCCCAGAGGGCTATTATTACAGCGACGATGTGATTGCCCGTGCTTTGCGAGAGTTGGAAAAGTTAGGGATTGACGACAGAGACATTCGACAGCGGGAGTACATGGAACGCATGATGCGTGAGTATGGGCCGCGTCAGGGCGTTGGTCGGGGCTTGATGTATCCGCACAGCTACGAGCGAGGTCGTATGGACTTTATCGACAAGCTGCATGAAATTAACCAAAATGACGATATGGGCAAAATGGGCAAACTTGGCGCGGTGATCGCCGATGGCGCGCAAACGCTATTTCAGTCACCTTCACGGCGTAGAGGATATGCGTCAGGCTTGCTAACTTACTTATTTGGGGATCGTGATGAACTTAATTGATTTCTTTGCGATGGGCGGGCAAGAGCGCCGCCGTATGCTGGACGAATATGTTGACGATCTCAACCTAGAGCGGTTCCTGCCGCCTAACTTGCGTCCAGCGGGTCAGTTTGTAAACGAAATGAACCCCGTCAATGCAATGGGTAACGCAATGCAAGATGCGTCTGTTGTGTTTGATCCAGATGCTACCGCAGAGGCGCGGAAGCGCGCAGCAGTGGACATGGGCGTCGAAATGGCAATGTCACTAGCCCCAGCAGCTTTGGTTCGCGCAGGGTATCTTGCAGCGCCAGCAGGGCTAACGGAAATGTTTGCCACGCCGACAGGCGAGGTCATCGGGCCAATGGTTCGCAACGCTGTTTCTGATGTTCAGTATGCGGGGCGTTCGCTTGCAGAGGGTGATCTTGGCGGCATTTTCGATGCTTTTAGACCAAGCGGCCAACCACAGTCTGTTGGTGCGGAAGCTGTCAGTTACGATGACTTTAGAACCCTGCTTCAAGAGAACGAGAACCGTTCACGGGTGCGAATGTACAGCCCATCTTTGCAGGCAGCAGAAAAACTGCCTCAAGAAAAAGGCACTTATGAACAGTTGCGCAAGTGGATGATGGACAAGGGTGGAGCCAAGGCAGATGAACTGTCTTGGTCGGGTGCAGATAGCGTTTTCAGCGGCAAAAAGGTCACGAAGCAAGAAATCATAGATTACCTGTCTGAAAATACTGATTTGGTTAATGAGAATGTTCTTGCTGCGTCTGGCAAGTTGGGCGTAGACGATACAAGCACTGATGCCTTAGTTGAGCAGTACATCGATCGTGTTTTTGACCATGAGGTCGAACTATATCGCAATGAAATAATCCCAGATATGATAGAGCAAGACGTACGCTTTATGCGCGTCAGGGATGCAGATGCAGATATGTTGGACGAGTTAAGTAGGCGTACAGGTAAGAGCGTCGATGACTTGCTGAACTTCCATGACGACGAATACATTGATTTGGAAAATTCAATGCGATTGCGCACAGAGGGCTATATTGTTGATACGCAGTATGACGCAGAAGCGATGGCGAGAGATAGCCTATACGACAATGCTTATTATGAAGCTGACCGCAATCCAGAGCAATTTATGATTGATTATCTGGGCCGTGACCCAGATGACGTTGGGAATGTTGGGGATACAGAGTATTCGGGCTATTTCCCCAAAGGCGCAACAAACTATCAAGAGAAGATTTACAGTTACACAGACCCAACTGGGAAGATTGACGCGGGACTATTGCCAAATGCAAGTCATTTCGACAATCAATTTGATGCTATCATAGGTCATAGTCGGACAGGTAAATTCCCCCTTGTGGATGAAAGTGGAATTGCCACAAATGAAAACGCGTTATTAGTAGGCGAGTTGCAGTCTGATGTTGGTCAGATCATGCGAAAGCACAGCCGACTTCCGCAGACATACGAGGAACTTGTCGCGCGCTCAGACTATAATCGGGTTATTGATCCGTATAGATCGGAGGCAAATAAAGCAAGGTTTGCGGCTGAAAGTTTCATTCACGATGACGACTATCGTTTTGACGTCAACAGTATGTTCTCAAAAGCGGACTTGAATGCGTATAATGCACATTTGAGGGAAAAGAATAATTGGGTTACAGGTCTTTTACAGAGTAATGACCCATCGGCCTCTGTGCCATTAAAGCAATTTGACGATTACAAAGATATGTCGTCACAAGAATACAGCCTGTTTTCAGCGTGGGCTGATGAGAACCGCATTAAGAAGAACCGAGGCCGCGATACGCGGGTAATGGATGAACTTGCGTCAGATTTGATGTCAGGAAACATCAAGATGTCGGACGTTCCTATTCCAATGCGAAAGCCGATGCAAGATTTCCTTGACGCCAGAATGAACTTGCAACTGGCTGAAATGGAAAACGTGGGGTTAAGGGACAAATTCAACAGGATTGACCCCGATACAGGAACGCGCGTCGAAAGTGGAACCTTGTCTACTTCTTTGCCATATGTGGATAATACATCGAAGTGGGTGGACATGATGCTTCGCCGCAACATTTACGATGCAATTAAAGAGGGGCAGGGTGTCATGGCGGTGCCCAATTCAGAAATGGTGCGGAAAGCGACATTTGGGTCAGAGGAAGGTCAGGGGGCGTTTTATGATGAAATCGTTCCCAAAAGGTTTCAAAATGTAGTTCGCCGCATTGATAAAAATGCTAAACTAGAGCCGATGCGAGTGCAAACTGATACTGGCGTAGAAAATGTCACTGGCTTGCGCTTGACCCCAGAGTTTATTCGCAATGCGGCAGAAAAAGGCATACCCACATTCGCTGCGTTTGGTGCCATGCCTTTGCTTGGCGTGTTTGACTACCTGCGCGATCAAAAAGAAAAACGAAACGAGCGCCTTGGCGGCTTGATGGGATATGGAGGCTTATAGATGCCAATTACAACCTACGCAGAACTGCAAACGGTGATCGCAGACTTTCTGGATCGAGATGACCAGACAGAGCGGATCAAGACATTCATTACGCTTGCAGAGGCAGAAATGAACCGCAGGGTTCGTCATTGGCGCATGGAAAACCGCGCATCTGCTGTCGTAAATGGTCGATACAGCGCACTACCATCAGACTTTCTAGAGCCTATTCGCTTGCATTTAGAAGCAGATGATAGGCCAATCGAACTGATTTCTTCGATGGAAATGCAAACTTTACGTGGGCAATCTACTACAGTGGGAAAGCCAACATCATTTGCAATTACGCAAGGCGAGATTGAGCTATACCCTGCGCCAGACGCAGACTATGATCTAGAAATGTACTACTATGGCGAGATACCCGCTTTAAGCGCCATCCAGACAACAAATCCTATACTTACATACTTTCCTGATGCGTATTTGTACGGCTCACTGATACACTCAGCGCCGTTCTTGGGTGAGGATGCGCGTATGCAAACATGGGCGGCATTGTTTCAGAGCGCAATAGATGGTATAAACGCAGACAACGAGAAAGCTAAAACAGGTTCCGCTGGTCGTCGGATAAAGATTAGGTCGTACTGATGGCAACAATTACTCTACGTGATACCAAGGGCGCACCTCTTACGCATGATGAGGTGGACAACAACTTTACCAATCTTAATGACGACAAGCTAGACAAGAAAACTGGCGGGACTGTCAGAGACAACATTCAGGTCAACTTTGGTGATGACGATGATTTGCAGGTCTATCACGATGCGGTAGACACATATATCAAGAACGTCACAGGTGAGCTATATATTCTTGGCGACAACATCACGATTGGTGCTGATGATCCAAACAAGCCGACATTCTTGGCAATGGATGAAAACGGGTCAGTTGAGCTATACTTCAACAACACTAAGAAGCTAGAAACCACAAAAGATGGCATTACAGTCTTTGGTCAGATCAACGCTACAGAGACTGTAGAATTGCAGGGTGATCTTGTAGCTGAGGGTTCTATCGAAGCGGCAGGTTTGACAGCTACAGAGGGCGTTACAGCGGCTGGCACGTCAGGTTTCGGCAACATTCAGGTGTCTGGCTATCTCAGCACCAATGGAAACATCATTACACAGGGTGAAATCGCCACAGAGGGCGGTATTACATCTGACGGTGATGTTACAGTAAATGCAAATGCTACAGTGTCAGGATCAGTGACCGCAACGCAGTTTATCGGCGGTGACATATTTGGTTCTACGCTTACAACAACAGGCGTGATTACGTCTGGATCGGATGTCAACGTGACGGGTGGTGTGAATGCCACTGGTGACGTGACTGCAAATGGTTCCATCAACGGTGGGGCTATAACATCATCTGGGACAATAGTATCGCAAGGTGCTATAACAGCAGGTGGTGACGTAACCGTAACGGGTGCGCTAAACGTAACTGACGCGGAAACAACTAGGGCTAACCTCAACGTCGATCAGGCGGGTGAGGCGCTGGCCTTTGCTATAGCCTTGGGATAAAGGAGAAAAATCATGGCTGATGCAGCAAAATGCACAATGGAAGTTACCGTTCTTCCAGACGAGATTGCAAAAACATTCTCGGCAACCACAACGGTTACACCAGAAGATGTGAACGACAAGTGGTACTACAAGCTATCATCTGTCGATAACACAAGTTCTGATTTGATTGCAGGTACGTTTCTTGACTACACAGCGGTAGATAGCTCAACAGCGCCTACAGCGGTTGACGTAGCTGATCTAGTCAAATTCTTGTACATCAAGAACGTCGATACAAACAGCGGTTCGATCTATGTGACTGTTGACGGTACAGTGGTGACATCAAGCGTAGCTGGTGCAATCGTCATTGGTCCAAATGAAAGTTTTGCAGCACGTTTGCCAAACTCAACAATCGCAGACATCAACGCAATTTCTTCAACAGGTACAGTTGAGGTTATCGTTGCTGCGCTAATCGACGACGTAGCGTAATAGGGGCGGGTCACAATGGCTAATACATTTAAGAACTACACGGCTTCCTCTGTTGGTCAATCAGAAGAAACCGTTTACACGGTGCCAGCAGGTACGACTTCGGTGGTTATTGGATGTAACCTAGCCAATGTGACTTCCTCGACAGTAAATGTCTCTGTTAAGGCCGCGCACGTCCATATCGTGAAAGATGTAGCGATACCAAGCGGTTCGGCCTTATCAGTTCTTGATGGCAAGGTTATTCTGTTAGAGAGCAACCCAGTAACCATCGAAAGCGACACGGATAAAAGTGTCGATGTAATTCTAAGCGTATTGGAGCAAACATGAGCAAATACATCGGTCGGGTTGTAACCACTGCGCAGAACAACAAGCAAATCACTGTCACTGGCGATGTAAACTTTGACGGTATGCTGAACAACGACGACAGCATTGATGCGCCTGTAACGATTGCATCTGGTCGTAATGCAATGGTGATTGGTCCTGTAACTGTGAATGCAGCTATCACGATTAACGGAACCTTTACGGTGGTATAATGGCTAGTGAATTAATCGTACAAACGCTGAAGGGTCCAACGTCAGGGTCCAACGCAAACAAGATTATTGTTCCTAGTGGTCATACGTTGGATGCATCTGGTGGGACGTTGGTTCCGAGTGCTGGGCAGGTTGTTCAAATGACGAGTAGAGTTGACACAACCACGTCATCAGGGACTACCAGTACTTCTTTTGTAAGTAGTGGAGTGTATGTTACCATCACACCTAAGTTTGCAAACAGTAAAATATTTGTTCAATTCATTGGTGGTTCATACACATCAGGTCAGGGTGTTTATACAATATACCGAGGCTTAACTAGCTTAGAAACTGTCTCTCAAGCGCAAGTAGGTAATGGCACTGTTTATTCCCCTGCAACTGTAGCAGTTTTTGACGAACCAAATACAACATCTGCGGTAACATATACAGTTTACTATAAGGCTGTTAGTGGAAATGTATACTGGCCCCCTGGCTCTAATGATACGACACAATGCGTAGCATGGGAGATCGCACAATGAGTACACTTTACGTTGATAATCTCCAGCCTAACTTGGGTAACGCAGTCCATGCAGCAGGGCATGTGGTGCAAGTGGTTAATAAGATTAGTAATGCTTCAGGGTCAACAACTAGCACGTCATGGACAAACTCTGGTGTAGATGACCTTAATTTTTCTATAACGCCAAAGTTTCAAAACAGCAAAATACTTATGACAGTAGATTTGCAGTTGGAAATGAGTGGCTCAAATGCTGGTTCTTTCATTTTTGCACGTGATCCAGCGGGAACGCCAGTTTATTTTGCTAACTCTGGGGTGCCATCTCAATTAAACCCTTCAAACAACGCTAATGGATTGTCCAAGATGTTTTTGTCGCAAGGCTATACTGTTAATGGGCAAACATTTTCACACTCAGGAACAGACACACCAAACACAACAAGTGCCGTAACATATGGTATTTTGTGGGGTGTTAATTCTGGAACAGCCTACTTTAATCAAGGCACGGGTGGGGGGAGGAAAATGTGTAGCTGCATAACCCTAATGGAGATCGCACAATGACCAGCATAATCAAAGTCGATGAAATCCAGAAGACAGACGGGTCAGGCTTTGGCTTTGGGAAGGTGTTGCAGGTAAAGCAAGCTAGAAAAACAGATACTTTTTCAACAAGTAGCCAAAGTTTTGTAGACGTGACTGATCTTAGTGTTACCCTTACACCATCAAGTAGTAGCAGCAAATTTTTAGTAACCTGTGCTTTGACAGTTGGTAATAACTGGTGGACAAGTGCAGGTGGATTTTTCGGCGTAAGTCGGAACGGCACTAATATAGGTGGCAACAGTAGCACTGCTATTGGTGATTATTGGTGGATACAATTTGGTGCAGATAGCGGAAATGCCCCGTATGAACAGCTACTATGGCCCGAAGAAATTCTTGATGAACCTGCTACAACTTCTGACGTAACTTATAAAGTACAACTAGCATCACGATATTCCAGTTATCCTATGTATGTAAATCGTGCGGCAGCAGCTACAACTAGACGAGGAAGTAGCTGGATAACTGTTAGAGAAATAGCTGGCTAAAGGAGGCCGACAATGACAACAATCGCAAACGCATTAACAGAGTTGGGTGTCACAGAGTGGGTACTTCGTGGCGAACCAACAACAGAAGCTGAGTTCAACGAAATGTTCCGCAAGGTCACTGGCGCAGATGCCAATGGCACAGCAATCGAAAGCAGCGATCCCGCAGATTGGGGTACAACGTGGGCAGCAGTATCAGCTAAGAAAGACGAGCTAGCCGCGGCTGAACCTCTACGCTTGCTGCGCGAGGAACGTAACCGCCTGATTGCCGAGACAGATTGGTGGGCATCATCTGATCTGACAATGACCGCAGAACAAACTGCATATCGTCAGGCTCTGCGCGACATCACAAATAGCTATTCATCGCTAGATGATGTAGTATGGCCTACAAAACCATAAGGACATAAAATGTCAGGATATATCGGCAGCATACCAGTTCCACAGGCTACGCAGGTAAGTCAGAAGTTTACTGCGACTGCGGGACAGACAACTTTTACCACGGTTGGTTTCACATCTGGCTTTGTTGTCGTTTGGCTCAACGGGGTCAAACTGCTTCCGTCTGTCGATTACAGCGACACTGATGGCGTGAATATTGTTTTAACAGCGGGTGCTGCGGCTGGAGATACGCTAGAAATACTTGCCTTCGAGACATTCCAAGTTGCCAATGTTGGCGGCGGTGGATCATTCTTCAAGGGTGACAATGGCGATGTTGGTGACGCAAATACGGGTCGTGGTGACATATTCCGTGTACACAACCAGACGCTAACAGCGGACGTAACGATTGATGCTACGGAAAACGCTATGGCATCTGGCCCAATTACTGTTGACACAGGCGTAACGCTGACCGTCACAACTGGGGGGAACTTGGCAATTGTCTGAGATTAGAGCAACAACAATTAGTGATAGTGCTGGTACTGGCCCGATTACTTTGACAGGGCAGAGTGCTGCGAAGGCTTGGGTATCCTTTGATCAGTCAACTGGATTAGTTGTTAATAATAGCCTTAATATTTCATCGTCTGTCGATGTTGCGGGAGCACTTAGTTCCCACAATCTAACTAATTCTTACGCCGATCTGTATTATACTAAATCCGCTGGCGGGGCAAATGGTACCATTTCAGGTTCTCAGTATGAAGCTGAAGCATGGGCAATAGATGCGGGGTCTTTTTATGTGTATGGGCATTGGCAAACTACTGCTTATGATTTGCGATATGTAAGCGGAACCACACACGGAGACCTAGCATGAGTACACTGAAGGTCACAAACATTCAGGCTACAGGTGAAACAGCTAGTCGTTCTGTGTCAGGGGTAGCGGCGGCTTGGGTTAATTTTAACGGCACTGGAACTATTGCAGTTAACGATAGTGTCAATGTTGCTAGTTTGACTGATAACGGAACTGGTGATTACGCAGTTAATTTTAGCAATAATTTTGACGCTGCGAATTACGCTGCGGTAGCAGGCAGTCAATCAACTAGTTTAACGTCTCCGCGTGTTACATGGGCGCCTAGAATTTGCAATCTACTTGTTGGTAGTTTTAACGTTTCTGGGGTTCCAGAAAATACAACAAGTGGCAGCGTTGTTGACGTTCTTGAACTTCGTTGCCTTACGCACGGAGACTTAGCATGAGTACACTAAACGTTTCCAACATCACCGATGGCACAGAAGTGTACACGCCCATCAATGGCTTCTATGGGTTTGTTA